GCCTTCGCCAGGAGCACCGCCAGATTGATTTATGTATGTGTTATCATACAGCTCGTTTATAACAATTTGAAATGATTCGCATTTTTGTATGCTTGGAAACACGCGCGCTTTAAACGTGTTGCCGTTACCGCCCCAAGGCCCATCGGAGCCCCAAAGCTGTAGCTGACCCCAATCAGGCGTGTAGTTATCGTTGGTTACGATCACGCTTTGCTGTGGGCTCGAGTTGTAATCAAATGCTATCTCAACGTTTAGCTTAAACGGAGAGTAGTACACGCCAAGTAAAAGCATGTCGTAGAAGCGTTCATAACCTTGTACACCTGCTAGGTTAATCCAAGAGGTTGTAAAAGACATAAGCACTGGGTTTGAGCCGTCCAAGTATTTGCCAGGCGACTCTTGGTATACTAAGCCGCCAGAGCTTACATAAGTGTGTAAATCTTGGTATAAAGTAGAGCTAATAGCTGGCACGTTAGTAAAGGTGCCCCATTGCCCGTAGTAATAATCATACATTAAGGTAACGCCTGAGTCTAACGTAAACCTTACTTGGTTGGTGCCTGGGATGTTGAGGGCTGAGACAACGTTGGCATCGTTATAGGCTTCAACAGGAGCGCCAATATAGCTTGTGTTTAAATCTCTGCCTAACAACCAAATGCCCTTATCTGATTGAAACATAAGTCCATTTGGCATAAACACAATGGATTTTTGGCTGATACAGCCGACTGTTGAGCTAATAAATGTGGGCTCTGAAAAATCGTTGTTAGCGCCTGTGTTGTCTGGTCCATTGCCTGTAAGGTAGTATATAGCGTTTTTCTTAAAGATAATCAGCTTATCGTCCATGGCGCTAAGAGCCGTGATAGGCCCTGTGTTGCCTTGAGCTGATAGCGTTGGAGACACATAAATTGTAAACAAATCAGACATTTCTACTGGGGTGGCTTCGATCACTTGCTTGGAGTACCAAAGCAGGTTGCGATCTTCGGCATCAACAAGAAAGAGTCTAGACTTAAACAAGCTGATGTTATCAGTAGCTGGGGCTGCAATGTCTTCGACAACTCCGCCCGTTGTATAGATAAGCTGGTTGCCAATAATAGCTTCGTCTGACTGAGTGTCAACGTAAGTGACTGAGTCTACAGTCACACTGTTTTGTAATGGCGTTTGTACAGACGTGATCTTATAAAAGTTTTGTTGGGCAACACTCCAACGATAAATAACGATTCGGACTGGAATTACTTGTTTATAAGTAATGCGCAGCGTTGGGATGTTAAGCGTTACAGAGCCTTGGTCAACGGTTTGTAAAGTGTCTCCTGGGCTTGAGGCTGAAGCGCCAGATGTTGCAATACTTAAGCCAATTGTTGTGCCATTAATTGAAGTTATCTTAGTGTTAGGCTGGATGTTACCGGCTGTTGTTGTGTCGGTTATAGTTTGGCCAACATATAGCCCAGCAGCAGAGGACACAGTGATTGAGGTTGCGCCTGAAGCAAACACAGAAGTAAAGCTTATGCTAGAGCCCGCTGTTACCTTGGTTGTGAGAGGAACGCTTGGAGCTGATTTAAAGATGTTGCCTTGAGCATCTGTCCACTCGTACGTGATTTGGTACTGGTACTCTTGGGCAGACATGCCCCCGCCTGAGTTTGAGGGCGTTGCCGCTGCGTCTTCGGGCCACAAGTGAAAGTTATGCTCAACAGGGGCAGCGCCTGCGTGCATCCAAAGAAAGCCGCCAGACATGTGCAGGTCGTTTGCAATCTCGGAGGTGCTTACAACCGTGTCTTCAATTGTAAAAGAAGCTAAGTTAATCCCTGTCTGACTGTAAATGTTATTGACAGACACTGCGTTTTGGGATTTATTAACGCTTTCAATCAAATCTTTGTAAAGATATCCAATATTTATAACATTATTGATGAGATTAGCTTGCGGGAGGACTTGGGTTGTAGCGTACCCTCCACCGTTAGAGTAAGCAAGCTTAGCTATAGCATTACCGTTTTGGTCGATGAGGAAGTAAGTGGGTTGATACTGGCCGCCATAAGCTACCAGCACATAGCTAATTGATTTTGCACTATAAAAAATGGCTTTAGAAGCTAATCCCACCGACCTAAGGATGATCTTTGGGGTGCCAACAACGCCCGTAAGCGAGCAGGTAACCGTAGAAACGTAGTCCGTGCGCACAGAGCTAAAGCCATAAGTATTTACGGTTTCTGTAAAGACTAGCAAGCTTTGATTGTTTGCTGTACAAGTAATTTGTGCAAGAGTTACGCCAGTCAAGATTTGATGCGGAGCTAAGAGCTGGACTAAGTTTGAGTCAACAGCTAAAGCGTAAGCGTTAGAGTTAGCGCTATTCCACCAAGCGGTATAGATGTTGGGCGTTGTGGTTGAGGTGTCAACGGCTAGGCTAATAAGACTAGCTTGCTGGCCTGCAAAGACTTTAAAGCTTGAGCCCACAAGTGATTTGTTAAGGTAAAACATGCGTATAGCATGGCCTGCATCTGAAGCGTTATAAGCAAAATAGATTTGATTATTAGCCACTACGCCATCATATGCTGCGTTTAAGCTTGAGAGGTTAACGGCAAGGTTTGTGGGAGAGCCTGGGTTACTTGGGTTATTAATTGGGATAGCTATATATTGAAGATGATAAGTCCCGCTTACAGTTATCACAAACGTAATGATAAAGTAATTGCCTATAGCAAATACCCTAGGACTTACACAACCGGCTGGGAGTGGGGAGTTTTGAGCAGAAACAATGATTTGGTCTGTGGTAGGGTCAACAACCTGATAAAACGCGTTAGACTGAGAGTCGACGTATACCACGCAGGAAAGCCCATTAGACGCAATTACAGCGTCTACAGTCGTTTGAGAGTATGAGGTACGTACCATGGGCACTACCGATAGGCTAACGGGCTGTATAGGCCCTTTATTGAGCCATTGGCTGGTATCTTTGCTTAGGATCTCAAAGCTATTGCTGATCGACACTAAGTTGCCGCTATAGGTTGTAAGCGTTGTGGGTGTGGCTTGTGGGAGCTTTGGCAAGTCCATAAAGCCGTTACGCTTTTGAAGCAAACCGCCCTTAGTAAAGATCGAGTTAGAGAGCGCTAAGAACTTGCCGGGCGAGACTTGGAAGGGATCAGTTTTGAGATCCAAGCCTTGGGCAAAGTTTATAGCTAAGGGCTGTTTGTTTAGCGCCATAGTTTAAAGCTCGTATGCTACTAATGCACAATAATAAACGTATGGGCCAACGCTTGAGGTGTTAGCGCATTTAAAAAAGTAGCTGTAAGTGCCAGCTGGCGGCGTGTCAATAAACGAGAACACGCCTGGGGCCATGGCTGCCGTTACGTCGCTCTCAATGTAGTTAAGCTGTGTTGAACCTCTAAACAGAGCAAAGATTGAGTTGCCTGTTGGGTTTTGAACGAACCCTGGGTTAGTTGTGTTGCCGTCGGGCTGAAGCATGATCATCACTGGCCTGCCCGTTGTGGTGATGTAAGCTGAAGCAACGTTGGTCAGCACGTTGGTGTTAGGGCTTGAAGTTGTTGTGCTTGTGCTAAACGCTACGCCGCCTGCTGGGGCCGTTGTGTTGACAGTTACTGTGCGGGGGGCTAAATCGTTTTGTACAACGCCTTGGGGTTTAATTGAAAGCGTATTAGAGGTAAACTGAAGGGTTGAGTTGTCTACGTTAACGTTAGCAAAGATATTGCCCGAAGTGTCCATGCTCAAAATATTGATTTGAGAAGGCACTGAGGGGAGCGTGATGTTGGCGTCTGCGGCTAAGCTGTTTGGCGGATTTACTGTGTAGCCAAACGAATTTATTGTTAAATTTCGCAATGTTGCGCTTGCAAAGTCCATGTTAGCCGGAGTGTTTGCAGCTGATTGCCATACAAACGTTTGGCTGGCTGGAATATAAGAAGCTGAAGCAGGCGACACTAGTCCAGAGATCGAGCCTGCGGTACCGGCTATTGAGCCGTTTTTAGTAAGCTGAATTTGGTTTCCGTTGCCGTCGTTGTAGTAGAGGTCAACTCCCGCTTCATATAAACAGCCCAAGTCAGTGCTTAGGTTGAGTACTGAGGCATTGGGGTTAAAGCGCACGGATCTAAGTTGCGTTGCGTTATTAGCGTTAAAGGGCAAATCAGCGTTAATGTTTAAGCCCGAAGGCGTGATTTGAACGCCGTAGCCTGGGCTATGGTTGTGCAAATCCACTATCGTCAAAGAGCTGTTGATATCTGTGGCGTATTGTGGGCCGTTTTCTACGCCAACTACTGGGATTGGGAGGCTCATGTTAGGGCTATTAGTAATGTTTGCCATAAGTTAAAACACCATGATGTCAACAGTAACGTTAGCGTTAGAGTTGAGGTAAAGGGTTAGAGCTGTGTTTGGGTTAGAGTCTTGCGCATCAAAAATTGACGCAGAAGCTCTTTGTCTTACCAACACCCAGCCTTGAAGGTTGCGCCCCAGCTTGTGGTTGATAACATTGAGCCCCGTTGTAAGCACTACGTTTTTAAGGATCACGTTGTTGCTCATTGGGTCTTGAATAATAGGATTGAGCTGTTGAGCCCAATTAGTTTGAAGCAACATAATGTTTTTATTGGGGTCTTGAAAGATTGGTAAGCTCATTTTACCAGCCCCCTGTTGGCCCATTCACGCCAAAGCCAAAGCCGCCGTTTGACCATGTGCCTTGGCGGATATCGCTAATGGTGTCTGGTTGACCAACATCTCGGTTAATAGAGCTTTCTTCAATCCTAGCTTTAAGGTATACAATCTCTTCTGTTAGCTTGGTTGTATCGCTTTCTTCTTTATCTAACGCATATTTAGCGGCTCTTACAATAACATATTGCAGCCACCCGCTAAAGCCAATGGTTGTTAGATCGGTGTCTTGGAGCAGCTCTTTAAGGCGTGGGATGTAGTTAATACGCACGCTTTGGCCTGCGCTTGAAGGCACTGGCATAAACTGAATGTTAGTGCCCATCATTCTATAGCGCATGTTAAACACGCCGTAAAGAGTTGAGGCTGTGTTTGGATACACATACCGGTTGCGGTCGATAAAATCAAACTTATGAAGCGTGATATATGCGTTCTGCGCTGTGTTTAAGCTTAAGTCAAGGCCAAGAAGCTTATAAAACGGAGGAGCAACAAAGCTTTGGCCTTGGTCGTTGGTATAAGTAAGAACGCCATTAGGCAAAGGGTATGTGTCTGTTTGGCCGTTAAAGCTAAAACTAGCTCTTGGGGCCATAAAATAATCTTCGTAAGCTGTGATTAGTAAGTCATACAGCTCAAACATTGATTGGTTGATAAAAAAATTCCATTCGGTATCTGTAACAAACTGGCTGTTAACTCTATCAGCTTTTTGTCTAGCGCGTTGCCTAAGCTCATATAAACTTAGCTCGCCTGTTGGGCTTGGGATAACGTTTTGCGGAGAGGTGTAGGGGCTCGTGCCTGAACCGTTAGTCGATGCTACTTGGTAGTAATATTGAACGCCTAAGCTTACCGTTGTGTCTAAGTAGCTGTTTGTGCTTGGGTTTGCTATGACGCTGTAGGAAACGCCGTCCGTTGAGCGCTGAACGCTATAAGACGTGGCTCCGGCTTGAATAGACCACGACAGAGCCGCAGTGCCATTAGCTTGAGAGGCGGAAAAGTTTTGTGGAATGCCTGGAATAGCCAATTGGTTGCCCTTTGTCAACTAGACCGGGCAACCCACTGTTTTCGCCTTTGCCCGGTCTTTCGTGATAACGCTGTTAGTAATTACTCGCCTTGAATAAGGATAGACGAGTTAGAGAGCATAAAGCTCATGCCAAGTACCGATCCTGCGGCTGGGTCGGTTGGTGCGCCTGCGGAGTTAAGGCACTGAACGAGAATAATGCCGCCTTGGTTTGCTTGTCCCGAGTTAGACACAAGCGTGAGGTTGGTGTCGCCGATGACTTCAACGCTTGTGATGCCGCTGTACGTAACGGCTTTAGCTTGGCCTGAACCTGCACCGCCTGCGCTAGAAGCAACAAACGCAACGCCTACGGCTGGGGTAATGTCAGCCGGAAGTCCTGCTGCAACCCAATTGGTTGAACCAACCGAAGAAATTACGTAAGGGGTGCCGAT